TCAGCATCGACCGGCACTGCGGCCGGCACTTCTACACCGTGACCGCCACCCGCCTGTTCGACACCCGTGACGGCTACACGATCGACCTCGGCCCGTACAACGACCTGGTGTCGGTGACGACGTTGAAGTCCGACACGGGCGGCGACGGCGTGTACGACACGACCTGGGGTGCGTCCACCTACCAGCTGCTCCCCGCCGGCGCCACGACCCGTGCGCCGGTCGCGACGCCGTACACGCACATCAAGCTGCTCGGCGGCAACACGTTCGACACGGCGGTCCCGTCGGGCCGCAAGGGCCTCATCGAGATCGTCGGTGTGTGGGGCTGGCCGACCACACCGCCGATCGAGATCCGCCAGGCGTGCCGGCTGATCGTGCACGAACTCGCGAAGTTGCAGGACGCCCCGTTCGGCATGCTGGGATCCGCCGAGTTCGGCATGTCGCGCATCCCGGCGCAGAAACAGCGTCACGTCCGCGATCTGCTCGGCCCGTTCGTGCATCCCGGCCACGTCGGCATCGGCTGATGGCAACGAACGCACAGATCCGGCGTGCGGTCGCCGATGCGATCAACGACCTTGCTTCGCTGAACGTGTACCGCTACCCGCCGGACAGCGTGTCGGTGCCCGCTGCGATCGTCGCCGGTCTGGACATCGACTTTGCCAGCTTCACCGGTGGTCGTGAGACGTCGGTGGCGGTGCTGGTGATGGTGTCCCGTTCGCACACGTCGCAGCTCGAACTGTTGGATGAACTGCTGGACCCTGCGGCGTCCACGTCGGTCGTCGCTGCGATCGAGTCCCGTGTCGATGCTGATGACGTGTCGCTGATGGTTGAGTCGGTCGGCGGTTACGGCGAGATCGAGTGGGGCGGCGTGTCGTACTACGGGGCGCTGGTGACGGTGAAGGCGCTCACCTGATGGGGACGTCCCGGTCGCCCGAGGAGTTGGCAAAGAAGCTTGGCGCTGCTGGTGCCGGTCTCATCAAGAACAACCCTGACGCTGTCGCAGCGTCGGCGAACGCCTATAAGAACGCCGTGCTTGACCAGGCCCGCAAGGACTCTGGCGGCGACCTGAAGCTGTCACGCTGGGGCAAGAACGGCACGAAGCTGAACGCCGGCTACGAACTCAAGGGTGGCGCTCAGGCGTCGGCGCTGCTACGTCCCCGCCCCGCTGGCCCGTGGCGCGTCCTCGAGTCTGGTGCCCGACCGCACCTCATCGTTCCCGGTCTGACTCGCAGGCAGGCCCGTGCGCTCACCTTGTTCTCGGTGTTGGCCGGTCAGGGCGGTTCGCTTGACGGCTACGACGTCGGAGCGTTGGCGGCGACCGCTCGCGGTAACCGCAACAACCGTGGCGGCTCAGGTCGCCGCAAGCGTCGTCCGCCGTTGAACATAGGCGGCAACTTTCGGGCTTACGCCCAACATCCCGGCACCAAGGGTAAGGGCACTTGGTCAAAGGGTCTGACCAAGGGCGACAAGGCCGGTCCGCTCGCCTACCGGCGCAAGCAGGTCGAAGGACTCATGAAGGTGTTCGGCACTTGAGGGCACTCGTCGTCCACCCCGGGCCCGAGTACTCGGTGTCCGATGTGCACCGAGGGTGGATGCGGGGACTCGCCGACATCGGCGTCGAGGTTGCCGAGTACAACCTGCACGACCGGCTCAACTTCTTCGCACGCGCCCACCTTCGCAACGAGGACGGCGAGTTCACGAAGGCGTTGAAAGAAGACGAGGCGGTCCACCTCGCCGCCGCCGGCCTGAAACAGGCCTGTTACGACTGGTGGCCCGAGGTCGTCGTCATCATCTCGGGTTTCTTCATCCATTCGCTGCTCGCTGAGATCATGCGGGCACGCGGTCACAAGGTCGTCATGGTGATGACCGAGTCGCCCTATGAGGACGACCGGCAACTCGAACAGGCTGACGGTGTCGACGTTGTCGTGTTGAACGACCCGACGAACATCGACCAGTTCCGTGCGGCGAACCCGAACACGATTTACCTCCCGCACTGCTACGACCCGACGCTGCACTACCCCGGCGAATCAGACTTCACCGCCGACTGCGTGTTCGTCGGGACCGGGTTCCCGTCTCGTGTCGAGTTCATGCAGAAGGTCGACTGGACCGGCATCGACCTGGGGTTGGCCGGCAACTGGCGAGACGTACCCGACGAGCTCGCCCGCTTCGTTGTCCACGACCAGACCGACTGCCTGCCGTCGGAGCGCACCGCCGACTGCTACCGGGGTGCGCTCACCTCGTTCAACTTGTACCGCACCGAAGCGCAACGCGACGACCTGTCCGAAGGCTGGGCGATGGGCCCACGAGAGGTCGAGCTGGCGGCGTGTGGCACATGGTTTGCCCGTCAGTCCCGCCCCGAGGGCGACGACTTGTTCCCGATGCTGCCGATCTTTGAGACGCCCGACGAGTTGGGCGACCTGATCCGGTGGGCGATCGCGAACCCCGACAAGCGGCTCCGAGCCGCTGAGAACGCTCGAGCTGCGGTCCATGACCGCACGTTCGACGTGAATGCCCGGCGGCTGCTGTCACTGCTGGGCGTCTGACCAACAACAGGGCGTAGGCCCGAACACCACTAGGAGCAATGATGGCAACCCCCATTTCGGGCCGCAAGGGAAGGCTGTACGCCGACAACAGTTCCGGCGCGACCGGTGCTGCTGTGCCGATCGCGAACCTGAACTCGTGGTCGATCTCCCAGGCAACCGACCGCACAGAGGTCACCGCGTTCGGCGACAGCACCAAAACCTACATCGCCGGACTCAGGGACGCCAGCGGCGACTTCGGTGGCTACCACGACACCGACGGTCTGCTCTACAACATGACCGACGGGCTCGCCCGCAAGTTCTACCTGTACGAGACGACCGACTCGGTGGTCAAGTACTGGTACGGGACGGCGACGTTCGACATCACCACCACCGGCACCGTCGGCGGCGCTGTTGAGGTGTCCGGCTCTTGGGCCGCTGCCTCGTCCGTCGCTCGCGTCGGCTGACCGGAGCATCTGAACCATGCCGTTTGCCGTTACCACCCCTGCGGGGCACGTCGTCCGTCTGGACGACGTGCCCCTGTCAGACCTTCACAAGATCGCCCAGGACACCGGCATGGACACCTGGGCGAAGATCCTCACCGAACCTCTCCGCAACGGTGCGTCCGCTGAGGCGGTGTACCGGTTCTGTTGCGACAAGGTCGGCGACACGCCGCCGGATGTGATCACCCCAAAGGTGGTGGTCGCTGCGTTCGCTTGGGCCGAGGACGATCTGCCGGACACGTATCAGGGCGGGCTCCCAAAAGCGGAGGACGACCCTGGGACGCCTGGATCGTCTGGTGTGCCGAGCGATACCACTGGCCCCCCTCGGTCACAAGAGGCCTCTCCCTTCGAGAACTCCAACTCCTGAATCAGTCAGCCGAACCCGGAGGGGCGTGAGTGGCACTTACTGAGAAGCTGCAAATCCTCATCACCGCGGATGGGCGTGGGGCGCAGCAGGAGTTTCAGAAGCTCGGCGCGTCTGCTGAGCGGTCGTTGGGTCAGACCGACGACCGCCTCAAGGCGTTGTCGGGTCAGATGGTGGCCTTTGGGTCAACCACATTGGTTGCCGGCGGCGTTGCAGCTGCCGGCCTTTTCAAGTTGGCCGGTGCGGCGTCGGCGCTCGAGGAGCAGCAGAACAAGGCGAATGTCGTGCTGGGCACGGAGGGTGCCGAGGCGTTCCAGAAGTTCGCTGAGGGCGCATCCAAGTCGGCGAACCTGTCGCAGCGTGCCGCCACCCAGGCGGGGTCGACGTTCGCGATCTTCGGCAAGCAGGCGGACCTAGCGGGCACCGACCTCGCGGAGTTCTCAATCGGACTCACGCAGTTGGCGGGTGACGTCGCATCGTTCAACGACGTCTCCACCGACGAAGCGATCCTTGCGATCGGTGCTGCGCTGCGCGGTGAAACTGAGCCGATCGCACGGTTCGGTGCCGACACACGCGTCGCTGCACTTGAGCAGGAAGCCCTCGCCATGGGCATCTACGACGGCAACGGGGCGCTGACGCAGCAGCAGCGCATCCTGGCTGTTCAGTCGGTGCTCATGAAGGATCTCGCCGACGCCTCGGGCGACGTCGAGCGCACGTCGGACAGCCTGGCGAACCGTCAGCGC